TGCAACCTATTAAAGAAAGATTAGACATTGCTATTGCTGAAAATGCAGAGCTAGAAAAAGCAAACAAACTTGAAGAAGATCGAAAAAAGAAAATAGAAGAAAGCAAGAAAAAAGCAGAGGAACTTAAAAAGAAATTTACTGAAATTGGTGAAGAAATTGAAAGCTCTATAAAAAATAATCTAAGGGACGCTATAACTGGCGCTCAATCGTTTGGAGAAGCAATGACAAATGTACTCAACCGCATAAGAGATAAAATACTTGATGCACAATTAGATAAGCTTATTGGTGGCTTTGGAGAGGCATTTGGTAAGGGTGCAAGCGGTGGAGAGAAAAAAGGACTTGGAGGATTTCTTGGTAGTATTCTTGGAGGACTTTTTGCAAATGGTGGTCAACCACCTGTCAATAAAATTTCTGTTGTTGGTGAAAGAGGGCCTGAGCTATTTGTTCCAACTTCAAAAGGCACAATCATTCCTAATGGTGGATTTGGTGGAGATTCTATTACAAATGTGATCACAGTAAACGTAGATGCAAAAGGTTCATCAGTACAGGGTCAAGATGCTGAAGGCAATGAACTTGGTCAACAAATAGCGATTGCTATACAATCGGAGCTAGTAAAACAAAAACGATCTGGAGGTTTATTGGCATAATGGCTACATTTCCATCTATAACTCCACAATATTCAACTCAAGAAACTGTTAATCAAGACAGCCAAGTTGTTGAATTGGGTGACGGATTTCAACAGCGTTTAGTTTTTGGATTACCAGCAAACAAAAGACTTATTTCTTTAAATTTAACTTTTAATGTTTCTACTACAGACGCAACAACAATAGATACTTTTCTTGATGAAAGATTTGACGATCAAGCAAGTTTTGACTTTACACCACCACATCACTCATCAGCATTAAAGTTTATTTGTATTAGCAGAACCAGAACTGCAATACTTTCAAATAGAGTCATAATGAATTTAAGTTTTAAGGAAGTAGCGGAACCCTGATGGCAATACCTATTTCAGAATTGCAATCAATAAATCCAAGTTCAATTCTTGAGTTATTCAAACTTGAGTTAGTAGAGGGTTTGCACTATGCAACTGGAAATCCATCTTCAGTGCCAACAGTATTCAGATTTCATGCTGGAACAAACATGAATAGTCGATCAAATATCGTTTGGCAAGGCGATTCTTACGAAAGATTCCCTATAACTGCAACAGGTTTTGAGTTTTCTGGAACTGGTCAGATTCCTAGACCAACGCTTCAAATGAGTAATTTAGGGGGAATCACAAGAAGTGGTGCTGTTATTACAGTTACTGATTTATTGATTATTGTTAATTTAACAACTCCTCATAATGATTTACTAGGGGCGACTGTAAAAAGATTGCAAGTATTAGCAAGCAGTCTTGACAATGCAAATTTTAGTAGTGGTAGCAATCCTTTTGGTACACCAAATTCAAATGAACTGCCACAAGAAGAATTTGTCATTGATCGAAAAACTGTTGAAACTAGAGATATTGTAGAATTTGAATTAGTGTCAACCCTTGATACTGAAAATAAAAGAATACCAGCCAGACAAATCACAAGAAATGAATTTCCAGCAGTGTCATCATTTTTAAATTAATGGAACAATGGAAACTTGATGCTTTTAATCACGCTACAAAATGTCAGCCTTTTGAGTGTTGTGGAATTTTAGCAAAAAATAATAATAATCTTGAATATTGGGAGTGTAAGAATGTTGCTAAAAATAATCCAGAATATAGTTTTGTAATTGATCCTCTGGACTGGGCAGATTGTGAGGATAGTGTAGATGAAATTATTGGAATAGTTCACAGTCACCCAGAGGGAGAATTTAAGTTTAGTGATAATGATATTGCGAGTTGCAACTATTTAGATGTTCCTTTTTATCTTGTTGAACCATCAACACAAAGTATCATTCATATAGAGCCGCAAGAATTATGAAAAAAATAAGAGTTTATGGAAGATTAAGAAAGTTTCTTGGACAAACTGAGTTTGAGGCTGATGTGGCAAGTCCTTTAGAAGCTTTAAGTTTTTTAAATTGTAATTTTAAAGGCGTTGAAGAACACATGGCTCAACAACCCTATACAATTATGTGTGGTGATAAGGCTATTTCACAAGATTTAATAAACTTGCAAACTGATGCTGATATAAAAATTATACCTTTAGTGCATGGTAATTTTTTTACTTTTCTTCTTGGTGTTGGCCTTAAAGTTTTTGCAAAAAAAGTAGTTTTGCCAAAATTATTAACAACAATTATCTCAACAGTAGCAACTCAGATGATTTTTCAAGGTGTAAATAATATTTTGACACCGCAAAGAAAAAATAATAACAGTTCAGCTTCAGATATGGATAGAACAGATCCTTCAGCTTATGCCGCTAGTTATTCATTCACTGGACTTACTAATGTTAGTCAAGCTGGTGTTCCTGTTAATTTAGTTTTTGGAGAAATCTTGGTCGGATCAATAACTGTTTCTAATGGTGTTGATACAGTTCAAGTGGAGGGCAACAACTAATGAGTATTAAAGAATTTGATCAAAATACCACTCTTTCAAATCCTGATTTACCGTCTGATGCACTTTCGAGCAAACAATTTATAACTATTGTTGATGTTATTTCTGAAGGTGAAATAGCTGGTTTTGCAACACCACATAAAAGAGGTATTGCATCTACAAATGCCGCATATAAGACAGCTTGCAAGACCGATATTTTTCTAAATAAAACTCCAATATTGAATATTGCTTCAAATTTAAACGATACTGAATTTTTGGCAAAAGCACAAAATCCAGATGACACAGACTTTAATTTTTTAAACGTTGGCTTTGATTTCAGACTTGGCACTTCAAATCAAACTTTTATATCTGGAATAAAAAATATTGAAAGTGAAAACCCTATCGGTACAACAGTCACGACAAGTACACCTGTCACACATACTGTGTCAGATACAAACACTAACGCTGTAAGAGTCACTGTTAGGTTTAGTTCTTTGCAAAAATTTGAAGATGATGGTGATATAAACGGAACAGAAGTTCAATTAAGAATAAAAACCATTGAAAATGATGGCACTACAACGACAGTTATTACAGATACAGTGCAGGGGAGATCTTCAAATGCGTATTTCAGAGATTATCTTGTAAATTTTTCGTCAACAACTTCTTTTCCTGTTCAAGTAAGGCTTGAGAGAATCACTGCTGATAGTTCTGACACATCTTTACAAAACGCATTTAGTTTTTCATCAGCAACAGATATTATTTTTCAACAAAATGCTTATTTAAATACTGCTCATTTGGCTTTGAGACTTGGAGCAGAGCAGTTTCCTAGAGTTCCAAATAGAGTGTATAGACTTAGAGGAATCAAAGTAAAAATTCCTCATAATGCAACTGTTGACCTTGCAACTGGACGGATAACATATTCTGGAACTTTTAATGGGACATTCAAAACAGACAGAGAGTGGACAACAGATCCAGCATGGATTTTATATGATGTTTTGACAAATACAAGATATGGCTGTTCAATTTCAGAGTCAAAGATAAATAAATTTACTTTTAAAACAGTTAGTGAATATTGTGGAGAGCTAGTAGATGATGGAAATGGAGGACAGGAGCCACGCTTCTCACTAAATGTAAATATTACTCAGCAACAGGCCGCATTCGATATGGTCAATGATCTTTGTTCTGTAATGAGAGTTATGCCTTTTTACGAAGCTGGCAGTATTTCAATCAGTCAAGACTCTCCAAAATCATCAAGTTTTTTATTTACTAATGCAAATGTCACCAAAGAAGGATTTACATATACAGGCTCAAGTTTAAAAACCAGACACACAGTAATTAATGTTTCATATTTTGATTTAGAAACTCAAGATATTGACATTGAAACTGTAGAGGCTGATACAGCAACTCAAACAAAATATGGGGTTGTGACAAAAAATATTAACGCATTTGGTACAACTTCAAGGGGTCAAGCTCAAAGATTTGGGAAATGGTTTTTGTTCAATGAGCAAAATACTGGAGAAACTATTGCATTTACAACAACCATTGATGCTGGCGTTACCTTAAGATGTGGAGATATTATTGAAGTTTCTGACTCTTTAAAAGCTGGAGTCAGAAGGGGAGGGAGAATCAAGTCTGTGAGTGGAACAACACTTACACTTGATGATTTCCAAAATACAGATATTCCAGACTTAACATTAAGTCCAACTGTTTCAGTCATGCTTCCCGATAATACTTTGGAAACAAAAAATATAACTAATAAAAGTGATAATGTTTTGACGATTGATTCTACTTTTTCAACAAATCCCAACACAAATGCTGTTTATATTTTGCAATCATCAACTTTAGAAACTACAACATGGAGAGTTATAAATGTTAGTGACAATGGTGACGGAACTTTTAATATCACAGCTTTAAGTCACAATACTGGTAAATATGCTTTTGTTGAAGATGGAACAGCTTTGCCAACAAAAAGTATATCAACTCTGACAGAGATCAAGCCCCCGCCAAGAGGATTAAAAGCAGAGGAAAAAATAGTTGAAATTAATAAAAGAGCAGTTACAAAAATAATTCTTGACTGGCAAAACGTAACTGGAGCTACAAAATATAGAGTTTATTACAGATTTGCAAATGGTCAGTTTACTCAAATAGAAACAACCTCAAGTAATTTGGAATTGCTTAATACAAAAGAAGGTAATTATGAATTTAAAGTGTTTTCATATAATGCTTTAGGTGAGCCATCAGCAACTCCAGCTACATTGCCATTTACAGCAGATGCTTTTTCAGCATTACCAGAGGACGTTTCAAACCTTACTCTTGAACCAATAAATGATGAACAAGTAAGACTTAGATGGACTCAGACCACCTCGATAGATGTGAAATTTGGGGGACAGGTGTATATCAGGCATTCTCCAAGAACTGATGGAACTGGTACTTTTGCAAACTCTACTGACGTTATTGAGGCAATTTCTGGTATATCAACAGAGGCGGTTGTCCCCGCAAAAGACGGAGAATACGTTTTAAAATTCCGTGACTTGAAGGGTAACTTTAGCTCTGGCGAAGCATCTGTCATACTTTCAACCCCACAGCCATTGAGAGAGAGGCTTTCTTTACCATCAATAAGAGAACAGACAGCATTCAGTGGGACAAAAACAAATACAAGTATTTCTTCGAATCAGTTAACACTTACAGATCCAGCGGCAAATGCGTCTGGTTCATATACTTTTGCAAATGTTTTGGATTTAGGAGCAACTTTTTCTTTAAAAATAAAATCACATATTATAAACACCTCTGCAAATGTATCCGACCAATTTGACTCTATTGCCGATCTTGATGCAAGAGTTAGTTTTGATGGTGCAGCCGCAGAAAAAGTAAATGCAAGTTTACTTGTCAGAACAAGTTTAGATGCCGCAAGTTTTGGATCTTACAACAAATTTCAAAGTGGTGTTTTTAGAGCTAGAGCTTTTGATTTTAAAGCTGAACTTGATACAGAGGATACAAATGAAAATATATTAGTTCAAGAGCTTGGTGTTGATGCTTTTTTAGAATCAAGAACAGAGCAAAGCACAACATTAATTGCATCAGGAGCAGGGGCAAAAGATGTAACATTTGCAGCCCCATTCTTTACAGGTACTTCAGCAATAGGAGGAAGCACATCAGCCTATCCACCTAGTATTGGTATTACTGCTCAGAACATGGCCAGTGGAGACTTCTTTGAGATTACCAACATCACTGGGAGTGGCTTTAGAATAACTTTCAAAAATTCATCAAACACCGCAGTTGATAGAAATTTCAGCTATTCAGCGGTAGGATATGGGCGTGGAGGTTAACTAAATGTCAAGAGTATCATCAACAGGCAAAGAAACAGCAAGCAATTTCAGTCCAGACAACGGAACAGGTCTTGCAGTGCGAAACGCAATGAAAGATATATTTGAAGCATTAAGAACTCTCAATAGTGCGTCAGGGGATCCATCAGGTTCAGCTAATCTCGCTGCATATCAAATGCACATTGATAGTGATACAAATTTATTGAAAATAAGGAACTCTGGAAATTCAGCTTTTATAACTCTTGGTAATGTAAGTGAGGCAAACTTTGGACATTTAGATCTAGCTGGTGGCACTTTAACAGGTGTTTTAGGCTTGCCTAACGGTTCAGCTTCAGCCCCATCAGTGCATTTTGGTGATACAACTACAGGTTTATTTAAAAAAGGATCAAATCAAATC